AAGATCGTAAATCAGAAGAATCTTTACAACATGGGAGCAGCACTCATTAAGAATATGGGCTTCCAGAACGTTGATGACTTCTTAACTGATCCTGATCAGATACCAGATAAACCCAATCCCAAGGAGTCATTGGATCAAATGGAGATGCAGCTTAAACAAAAAGAGATTGAGATCAAAGCTGCCGACATTCACATCAAACAGCAGAGACTAGAGTTGGAAGCCATGAAGACTCAGGTTGACAGTAACCTGAAGATGGCAGAACTTCAACTTGAGGCTGATCAAGGGAGACCGGTAGCTATTGGATGATAGAGCGCGTAGAGCACAATCTCTACTAAACGATCCTCTTATTAAAGAGGCATTTGAAACACTTGAAAAAGATTTACTGGATAGCTGGAAACATTCAGGTACCAGTGATAAGGAAACCAGAGAATCGCTCTGGTTAGCTATGAGACTGCTGGATAGACTTCACATCCATCTTCAATCCATTTTGGAAACTGGACAGATGGCTGAGAAAATGCAGCAATACCAAATATAGGAGAAAAAAATGGCAGCGGATACGCAACCAGCCCCGCATGATATAGGTCTACCCCCAGGTGAGGGTAGTATTATGGAAGCAGAAAAGGCTATCATTGGCTTGCTCGACTCCGAAGAGGAGAAACCGAAAGCTGAAGAAGCAGAAGCGTCAGAGGAGGAAGTATCTGAAGACGAACCCGAAGCATCCGAAGAGGAACCTGAAGCTGAAGAAGCGGAAGAGGAAGCAGAGGATGAAGAGGAAGAGTCACCTGAAGAAGAAGAGACTGAAGAGGAAGACGACACACCTACTGTTTACTCCGTTAAAATAAACGGAGAAGATCATGAGGTTACTGAAGACGAACTCATTAAGGGATACTCTCGACAGGCAGACTACACAAAGAAAACACAAGAGCTAAGTCAGTACCGCTCACAACTCGATCAGGCAGCACAGTTCTACCAGACCGAAGTTGCAGCGACTCAGGAAGCTCGACAGCAGTATATCAACTCTTTAGCGCAAGGAGTACAGCTTAGTCTCTCCTCGCTACAGGAGTTTGAGAACATTGACTGGGAACGGTTAAAGACCGAAGACAAGGAAGAATATCTTACAAAGAGGGATGACTTCCGAGAAGCCCAGAACAGTGTTCAGAAACTAAAACAGACACACGCACAAGAAGCAGAAAAGCAACAGGCTGAACAGCAACATCAGTTTCAAAATTGGGCACAGACTGAACATCAAAAGTTAGTCAGTATCCTTCCCGATTGGGGAGATCCAGTGAAACAGAAAGCGATTGCTGGTGAACTTAGAGAGTTCGCTTTTACCAAGGGCTTTGCCGAGGAAGAGTTAGCACAGCTTTTTGACCACCGTTCTATTCTAATCTTAATGCAAGCTAAAGCTTGGGAAGACGATCAGAAGAAAGTCAAAACAGTTAAGTCTAAAAAGATAAAGAACAAACCCAAAGTTGTTAAGAGTGGCAAGGGTGTGCAGAAGTCTGATAGTGAAAAATCAAAAAGAACTGCGAATATGAAAAGACTTCGGGAGACTGGTCACCACAAAGATGCGGTAACACTCCTAGAAGACTTTATAGACTTACAAGAATAGGAGAAAAATTATGGCAGTTCCTACAAATACAATGCTGACTTACAGTGCTGTAGGTATTAGGGAAGACTTGTCAAACGTGATTTATAACATCGCTCCTATGGATACTCCTTTTTTCAGTGGTTGCGGTAGAGGTTCTGCAGACAATACGAAGTTTGAATGGCAGACTGATACCATTGCTGCAGGTACAGCTAACCAAGCTATAGAAGGAAATGACCCGACTAATGATGCGCGGGCAAATCCAGTGCGATTACATAACTACACGCAGATAAGTGTATACACAATCCAGTCATCTGGAACCAACCAAGCAGTCGATTATGCTGGCAGAAAATCTTCGCAAGCTTATCAGTTAGCGAAGAAAGCCAAGCAGATGAAACGTGACATAGAGTTCATGTTGACGAACAATGTTGTCATGGCTGTTGGTGACTCCACGGAAGCCAGGAAGAGTGCTGGACTCAGCACTTGGCTTAACACGGGTTATGTTTCAATGAACCCGACAAGTGGCTCACCGACTGCTGGTAGCTTAGGTACGACTGCACCTGTTGATGCAACCGCAACTGCTTCAATTACTGAAGCGGGTATGCGTGATGTTATCAAAACGGTGTACGAAGCTGGTGGCGATCCAGATGTTATTTTGTGCAAACCGGCAATTAAGCAAGCGATCTCAGATCTAGCGCAGTCAGTGTCATCTCTTAGAACAGATACTAAGGGTGATAAACCTGCTCATGTTATCGCTGCTGTTGACGTTTATGTCAGCGATTTTGGTACGTTTAAAATTGTGAGTGACCGAAATCAGTTCCGCGAGAAGGATGTCTTTTTCGTAGATTTTGATTACTGGTCTGTGTCTTATCTCCGACCATTCCGTACGGAGAATTTGGCTAAGACTGGTGACTCTGTTCGACAGATGCTTGTCGTGGAGTACGGTCTTGAATCTAAGAACCAAGCCTCAACGGGCTTTTTAGCTGACTGTAAAGCGTAAGAGGTAAATAGGGGGTGGGTAAAACCACCCCCGATCTTATGAAAGAATTTCAAACGAGTTGTCCAAGCGCGGAAGATGGTCAAGGTGGTCAAGTCATATTCCCTTTCGGTCCATGTATATACTCAACCTTCATTAGTGATGACTTAAAGAAGTCACTGTTAAAGGAAGGGAATAAGATAAGGAAGAAAGAGGAACATAAGTTTAGCGAACACCTTGCCGGTAATATGTATTTCGGTGGTTCATATAATTATAGTGATAAGTACATAGAGTCAGTACATGAAGAGCTGGCTGGTATTTTATTCAAGTGGTTTGATTTTATGTCATCGCACTATGGTCCGAAGAGATTAAACTTTGCACCAGGAAAAGAAAAGTTTGGTATCTCCTTGCAGAACCTGTGGGTTAATTACCAAAAGAGATATGATCATAACCCCAGCCATCAGCATGGAGGTATCGTTTCTTTTGTAATCTACTTAAAGGTTCCTGAAGTTATTTTCAAGGAGCAAGCAGAGTCAAATGTAAAATCCGCTGGACACCTCTTCTTTAGATATGGGGAATCAATAAGCCCACTATGTGTAAGGGAGTGGGATGTAACCCCAGCCGAAAACTTAATACTTATGTTTCCAGCCACGCTTGATCACTCTGTTCACCCATTCTGGGTAGAGGGAGAAAGGGTAAGCGTATCAGGAAATTTCCACATACCCGATCAGGCAGTGGTGAGCAGCAATGGGATTTAAGCAAGTAGCGATTGTAGGTCTGGCACCATCCACACACGATGCTGCACCATACAATAGCCCATTCTGGGAGATGTGGGGATTACCGTGGGATGAAGGCAAGTACCCACACTATGACAGACTATTTGATATACACCCATTGGAGTGTATAAAAGCTGCAACCCCTTCGTTCTACCGACAGGGATACGAGGATAGGTTAAGGGGGCTTGAGGGAAAGCTCTACATGCAGCAAGCTTACGAAGAAATCCCCAATGCAATTGAGTACCCACTAGATAAGGTGTCTATGCTGGTGGGTGATTACTTTAACTCATCTATTGCTTATATGTTAGGTTTAGCAATATACGAGAAGTATGACAGGATTGGTTTGTGGGGTGTGGATATGAAGGAAAAGGGTGAGTGGGGTCATGCAAATGAATACAGGGATGAAAGACCGAACTGTGAGTATTTGCTTGGCTTTGCCAAGGGTAAGGGTATAGAGATCCACTTACCGCATGAAAGTCCACTTCTTAAATTCAGTGGAGAATTCCCACTTGGAACTGTGATCCCTCATTATGGGGTTCGTTACGGATTCCTTAGTGATGGGTTTTCTTACCAGGAAAATAAAACATGAAAGACTTAGAAGATATTGCAAAGAAGATGTCGAAGATGAAGAAGGTAAAGCGGGAAAAGAGTAAGCCTGTTCCAGAGACTTCCCGTGAGTGGTTGGAAAAAGCTTATCCAGCAGAAGGTGGTGAAGCTCAAAAGGTGGGTGGTATAGGTTATGTCTAGGAGAACAGTTTTTGAATACATGCCTGGAAGACGAACAGATATGTATGAACATTCGGATGACAGCGTTACGTTCAATACTTATCAGGATGTTGAGCCTATATTAGAGTACAACAAGATGATGATGAACGAGTATGGTGATAAGTTGACACCAGGAAAAAGAGGTACGTGGCACAAGGTTGCTTCAGTTCCTACTAATGTATGGGAACAGTGGCTGATCGAAACAGATCGTGCAATAGAGAAGGATAAGAAACTTCTCAACAAATATCTTAATGATCCTGATAACAGGTTTTTCAAAACATCACCAACAAATTTATAGAGGAATAAGATATGGCAAATGCTTACGCATATTATTTCAGACCACAGAATGTAACCCAGACAAGGGCTGTTGCATCAACGGCAGCAGCAGCGTCAGCAGTAAGTGATACCTGTACAGCGGTATCCTTGAACAGCACTGTTGACTGCTATGTAAACTTTGGTGGAACCGCTAGTGCAACAGCAGGTTGTTACCTAAAGGCTGGTTTGGATTACACATTCACCATTCACCCGTCAGAGGTGATTAGTGCAATACGTGTTTCTGGTGATGGTACGTTATATATCTCTGAACTGACCAGATAGATGGCAATCTCGAATTACGGTGAGCTTAAAACCAGTGTTGCTAACTGGTTGGATAGGGATGACCTAACTGACAGGATACCAGAGTTCATTGCTCTGTGTGAATCAATGATCATAAGATCACTGAGGATCAGGGGTATGGAAACTCTGGATACTTCCATTGATACGGTTGGTGGTCAGAGGAATTATGATCTACCTTCTGGTTACTTGCAGATGAAGGAGTTTCATTTAACTACAAGTCCAATAAAGTCTTTGTCTTACTTGACTCCAGAAATGATGTTTAGAGTCTGGGCTGGAAGCACAACTGGTACACCTACTGCAT